CCCATACCCGCTCCGCCGATAGCAGCCATAGCGGCAGTCTCACCTAATCCGGCAGTAAGTTCCTGCTCGGGCTTGACTTCTCGCATTGCAAGGTTTTGTGTAAACTTACCGCCGACTTCTTCGGGTTTTTCACCCAGAGTCTCACCGGCAGCAGTACCTATAGCGCCACGTACACGACCAGTCTTAGATGGTACGCCAGCCATAGCTTCCTCAAGCCGCTTGGCTCCGGGGAGTTTCTGTGCCAGTAAAGATATAACGGCACCGCTTGCGCCCGAAGCGCGGGCCAAGTTCAAGGCAGATTGTTTGGCGTCAGATTCTGATACGCCCTTACCTATTAGTTCTTTATAGATGTCTTCATAACTACCAGAGCCTATGTCTGCGCCCTGCTGTACAGCACCAGCACCAATAGCGGCACGAGTACCTGCACGACCTGCTGTAAGTGCGGAGCCCACACGTCCAGCGCCAAACGGAAGCAGAAGCTGCGGCGCTTGCTCGGCCAAGAAGTTTAATAACAATCCGGGGTCTTTAAGCGTCTCACCTAGAGCAGTACCAAATGCAGAGATTTGTCCCTTCTTCTCCGCCTCGGCAATCTTTTCAGCCCGCTCTTGTTCACGAGCTTTAAGCCCAGCGGATTTCATTTCTTCTCCGGCTTGCTCTATCTTTTTGCCAAGACCAAGAGATCCTGTTTCGGAGAAGTCACCCGTAGCCAAGCCGTACAGTTGACCGGGCAGTTGGATTAACTTACCCGCACCTCCGACCAAGCCAGCACCAACGTCCGCAGCAGCTTCACCAAACGTGCGCTCTTTGGATTTGGCTGGCTTCTTTTCGCCAACTAATGCGTCTTTTTCCCAAGGCGAAGAAGAACTTACGATTGGGTCGTTTTCCCATGCGTTAGCCATGTTTAACCTTTTGTTCTTAGGTTACCTTGCGGATCCCTGTATTGCTGACCGGGCTTTAGCTTATTGTAATCGTCATTGTTATTAATGGACGGTATGTCAGAAGGAGCGCCAGAAATACCGCTTGCAACCTTTATCTGATTTTGAACATTTTGAATTTCTTTTCTCAAAAACTCAGCCCTGTCAGGCTTGGGATATCCTTGCAACTCATCTATGTAAGACTTGAGAAGCATGTTATATCCTGCGAGATCTTTTCTTTCCGCCGCCACAGGGTTTTTCATGGCTTGTATTTTTGCGTATTGCTCGGGATTGTTCAAGGCATACTGCATTTCTGGAGACAACTCACGCCCAGCGGCGATCCTAGCATTAGTCTGCCTCTCTTGGCTACGCATTTGCTCACGATCTACCGCAGTACGTTCTGCTGCGCGGGCCTCTTCAGAAGCAAGTCGTCTGGCGTCTCGCTCATCCACACCCTGAGCTTTGAGGGCGTCAAATCTCTGAGCAAACGTATCGTCGTATACTTTCTTGCCAAGCGCAAACAAGTTTTCTTTGTAAGCACGTTCACCAGTAGTAATGGTTTTCTGCTGACCAAGGATTTCCTTGAGCATGTCCATGTTCTGCTGTTCTCTTTGCTGCTGCATAGCACGAGCATTACGTACACCCTCTGCGCCTTGAGAGAGAATCCCTCCACGGCCCGGAGCGGATGTGGCGATACCCTCTAAAAGATCCAACAGAGGATTCGTACCCTTACCAATATTCGCACGACGTGTTTGAAGTTCTTTAATCAACTCACGTTCTTCCGCAAACTGTGGCTTGCCAATTTCTTTGTCGTATTGTTCTCTGCGTTGTCTCTCAATTTCAGCGGGATCCATGTTGGCAATTTTTGCCAATTCGCTTTGAACCTGAGACATGGGTGGATTCATCGCGCTAATTGGTGGCCCTGCAAGTTCGGGTTGCTGAGTCGGTGGATTTACCCGTGGTGAAGCAGCAATTCCAGTTGGCCTTGGTGCTGATGGCTTTGGTGGCGCTTCGGTAATTGGCTGTCCAGCCTTCATGCCGGGAGCCAAATCATTTGTGTAGTCGGGAAGAGGTTCTGATTTTGCGGGATCTTTTCTATCTTGTGGAACTTTTCTTTGGAACGCTTCGCTCAACAAAGCCAAAGCCTGACGCGGGGCAGTAGCAAGTCTAGAGATGCTTGCGCCACTAGCCAGTATGGTATTTCTAATGTTTCTTTCAAGTTCCGAACTATTGATCTTTTCGCCTTCGGGGGCGACATAATCTGATTGCCCGGGAATTTGATTTACCAATTCACTTTGCTTTCCCCTAGCGGCTTCTGCTTCACGGTTCAAGCGGTTCATTCTGTCATAGGGAGTTTCGTATTTGTCTTTAACTTGGCTACCTTCAGTCCCGTCAAACGCAACGATACCGCCGCCGTAGTACTCGCCCAAGTTAGATTGGATCTGGTCTAGCCCCATCTCTGGCTGGCGCTGCGGTTGGGGTAGTCCTTGAGGTAAACCCATCTGTCCAGCCTGAGCCATCTGCTGTTGCTGGGCTTGGACCTGACGAGCCATCAACGCCTGTTTAGCTGCTTGCTGTAGGCTCTGAGCTACGGTAGGCTGGTTCTGTGGGTTCTGTAAAGCCTGTTGCTGCTGAGATGCCTGAAGCTGTTCTTGGATCTGCTGGAGGGCGAGCAGTTCTTTCAAGTCAGGAGGAATCCCCGGCTTAGCCTGTTGCTCTTTCTGGATCCTGTTCTGAAGCGCACCGGGGTTCCCCATGAACAAAGATGCAATGTCGTTAACTGTAGTTTGCATAATATATCCTTAAGTCTTTCCAGCGGATGTTGTGCCTGTTTGACCAGATGAAAGTCCAAGTGTTTTAAGTATGGCATCCAAACTATTGGCTCCAAATACGGAACCCTGAGCCAAACTCTGTAGCAAGCTAGGCTGAGCTGTATTGTAAGTCTGCGCCGCCAAGGGCAGTCCGCTAAGGAGAGACTGCTGGAACTGCACCATCTTGTATGGGTTGAGTCTTTCTTCTTCAAACTGAGCCTTGTCTGCTGCAACAGCTTCGGATTCAATGCCTCGTTGAGCCTGACCCAAACCGGCTTGTTGGCCGAGCACGTTAAGACCGTACTGGTTGGTAAGGTTCTGAGCTTGTTGAGCTTGCTGTTGTTCTGTGTTGAACTGCTGCATGGCTTTGTCGTAGGCACTAGCGTAACCTTGACCCGTGATATTTGCGAGATTAGTTGCGAGATTCCTCTGAGTCTCAGCATCCATAATAGCCTGTCGTCCGCCCCCGTAAGCACCCGCTCCAGTTAACTTGCCAGCGTTCTGAGTCTGCGTGATCTGAGACTGCCTACGAGCTTCAGCTAACTGTGGATCCAAAGCCTGTTGTAGGTAAGGATTCATGTACTGCTGAGCCGTACCTTGACCCGTAAAAGACTGAGGAGTAAACCCGCCCATGTTAGTGGGAGTGGCTAAACCTGCTGCGCCTTGGAACGCTTGCTGCTGGAGCGGAGAAGTACCCGCTGTAAGTTGACCCGTGTAGGCTTGGTACGGCTGGTTAGCTATGGCTTGACCTTGACCGAGCATGTTAGTTACATATGGTCCAGCCCAGTTAGAAAGGTTGGATTCCGAACCCGTAAGACCACCAGCAAGAGCAGTTCCAGATGGCACGTTAGAGGTCAATCCGCCATCTGCAAACGTGGCTATTCCGCCTTCAGCATATCCGACTTTACCGCCGGGCATAAAGTTATCTGGGTTGATTTCTTTACCTTGCTTCTTGGTACCAGTACGAGCCATGCGGATACGGTCCATCATCTGATACAGTTTCTTTGCGCCAGCGTCAGAGTTGCCGTTACCCAAGTGAGACACCACGTCTGCGGGCACCACAAATTCCCCGTGGCTTAACTTGGCGGGTTGTTTACCCTCAATAGACGTGTTGAGTTTATCAGCCATACCATCGGTAGACCCACGTAAATAAGTTCCTTTTGCGGCCATAAGCCCTCCGTGTGCAGCCTGTACCGGTTGCTGTTGAACTGGTTGTATCGCTTGCTGTTGTGCGGCCCGAGTAGCCTCAGCCTGAGCAGGAGCCACGTATTGTGTATCTGTAAAATACCTGCGGCCCATAGCTGGCTGACCCGTGTAAGGTGTGCGAGCCGGTTGCGGAAGTGCGGTACGCACAGCAGTTAATTGTGGAATCCCACCCTGATATCCAGACGGAGTAGTCGTAGGCTTATTAGCGCCAAGAAGACCAGCCAATCCACCTAACGCCCCACCGCCAGCAGTTAGGATTTTGCCCATATCATAGCTGCCGTCAGGTTTCTTAAAAACGTTTTGGGCGGCAGTTCCTAACTGGCTCCACCAATTGCCAACAGACGTACCGTTAATCATTGAATTAACTTCCGCCGTAGTAGCGGGTGCGGCATCTTTAATTGTTGCCGGATCTAAACCTATGCTGCGATAGAAATCATCCTGTATCTCGCTCTGCGATTTCCCCGCAGATGATACCATTCCCGGAGCTAAGTCATTTGTGTAATCTGGCAATGTTGTATTTGTATCGGGTTCATTACTTCCAGAATATTGCGTAAAAATTCCATACGGATCATTGTCGGGTGTAAATGTATCAAAATCAGCCATAATTTTTAGCTCCTCAATAAGTGTAGTAGCGCTTCAATCTCTCCGCCACTAGAGTATTTCTTTGTGCCCTCTGGACGGGGCGTAGTAAAGTTAGTACCAAATATATCTTCCATCAATTTTACATCAGCACCCTGAACTGGCTGCTGTATTTGTGGCTGTTGTTGCGGTTGGCTTAGCGCCATTAAACTCAATAAACTCTGCAAGCTGGCTTGTTGCGATGCAGCAGGAGTAGTCGGAGTAGTTGGAACAGGAGTCGGCTTGGGAGCAGGAGTCGGAGCCGGTGGTTTAGGTGTACCCGCATCTGGCTTTGGTACTTGTTTAGGATTTGTATAAGTACCGTTCAGAATATCTTGTAATTCTTGTTGTGTAATTGTTGTGCCGCCGTCGGTATAAATCGTACCGGGTGGAACGCCAGCCAGTTCATCTAATTCGGCCCAAGTCTTATAACTACCGTCTGGCATCTTAACGCCAGATTTACTCAAGTCCGCTGGGGCTTCTTCGCCGGGGCTAGTCGTTATGGGTTGACCGCCTATAGTGGCTATGTCCTCAAGCGTAGGAGGAGTTTCCTGCATTCCAGAATTTACTAGCTGATCTACCACATCCGTAGTAGCCGGAGCAGTATCTTTTACCGTATCAGGATTTATACCAATTGCATTGTATAAATCATTTTGTGCTTGCTCTGCATTGACTTTATCTACGGCACCTTGGTTGGGTCCAAAGTCCATATCTTCATATTTGGCGTACTTTATTTCATCCTGTACCGCTTGTTTACCAGCATTAATAGCTTGGTTAATTAGGGCCGTAGTAGGATCTTTTCCCTGTAACTCGGCGGCTACAACGGTAGAAACAGCTTTCTGCTGAGCCGGAGACAGGTCACCAAACCCTTCGACTTGCCCCAAGACTTCCGCAGTTCCGGCATTGACACCTCCAGTTATCGTGGCGTTCAGTGCGGCTTGAATGGGATCTCTACCAGTAAGCGCAGCAGTTGTGGCAGAACCAGCAGCCTGTCCAGCAATTGTGCCAGCAGTTGAGTTTCCCGTCATTTGGGAAATTTCTGGCGCTACTTGATTGGCTATCTCAGAACCAATCCCAGCCAAAGCCATGTTTTTAACAACATTTTCTGGAGACGCACCAGCATTTGCAGATACAAGGCCAGCAGCAACAGATGGAGGAACGCCATTAGCAACCATGAACGCATAGGCGGCAGTGTTAAGAATAGGGCTTTTGGCTACCGTTGTTCCTACATCATGGATAACGTCAGATACACCTTCTCCTACATTGGAGAGAGTATTTGATATACCTTCACCAGCATTATGAAGCATATCAGAAATGCCTTCAAATGGTGTAAAAATTCCTCCTCCGTTTTTAATTACATTAGCCGCAGTGTTCAGCATATCAACCGCAACGTCTGATACTGGAGCAGTTACTTGATGCAAAGTGTCAGATGCGCCGTTAACAATATCTGAAGCAGTGTTAACAACTGTGCCAAGTGGGTTGCCTAAAAATCCTCCAAGCCATCCTCCGCCGCCACCGCCACCCCCGCCACCTCCTCCTCCGCCTGTAACGTTTTCTATAATTTGAAGTGGGGCTTCAAATATAGGTGCTACAGGCCCTTGTGGCTTGATGCGTCTATCCCCATAATGCTTAAAAGCATCTAGTGGTAAATCGGGAAAATCAAAACGATGGAATCTCATACTTCTGCCATCCAGTTATAACCCTCAAGATCGGGTTGTTGTATATCCGCGCCCAACCTTTTAAGCAATTGAAGAATTTCTTGATTATCTGCTTTTCCATAAACATGTTTTATTTTCATTTGTTTTAAAGCATTCCAGAATCTCGGAACAGCTTTTGCTATGGCAATTGGAGAATCTTGAGTAAAAATATGCAACTCAGCGTTTTCGTCAGAAATCATGCGAACAAACAAAACACTATTGCCATAGTGCAATATTTTTCCGGTTTTATTTTCTACAAAATGTGCTATTACACTTAGCACTTTCTGTGGGTCAACATTGTGTCTTTGGCTATCTGCTGCAATAATTTCTGCTGGTGTCATCCCACCCTCCAATTGGCTCCGTCTGAATACACGGGTACTTTAACCGCTCCGCCTGTTACGACTATAGACCCGAACACGGGTAATAAAGCATCCGATACAAAGGCTCTCGTTCCCGCTCCAGATGTAGAGGCGCTAGGTAAAGTCGCCACGGTATAGACTGTAAAGAATTCACCGTCCGACTGAAGCTGTTTTAAGATTCCATCTACTTGGTTAAAGTATAGGCGCAAAACGTTGTTTAACGCGTCTATGTGTTTTTGCTCATACTGGATAGGGGCGTTGGGTAAACGAGGCGCTACGACCTGATTTAACGGCCTTGTTGAGGTGATCATGTACGTCATGAGTTACCCCTTCTGCCATCAGACTTGATGTCAATTCTAGGAGCGCCTAACTGCCATGTTGTCCCCAGTTGATTGGACTCGATCTTAAATACCAACTGTCTTCCTCGGACCCTTATAAATACTTGTCCTGTAAATTGCTCTACTGGTACGGTAGCTATTCTTTGTACTGTCGCGCTACTGCTTCCGCCTTCGGACTGCGGTATGTTATATCCAGAACCAGAATTAGCCAGCGGGATAAGTGTCATGGTTACTTGAGGAGTCGGGCTGGTTGCAGATCCCCTAAAGGTCAAGTCGGGTAGCATCCTGTAGATAAATCCAAAGTTATGTCCGTCGTCGATATCGAACTCGGAAGACTGGATGTTTGCAGCCAGAGCAACGGGAGTACCGTTAATGTTGTCGTCCACTCCAACTTCGTGGTTTACCATCGTATTGGCGTAAGTCGTGGCTATAGGCGTATCTAGAATTCCAGAGTCTAGCCATGCTGTACGAGCCATATTGCCGTAGTACCATACATCTTCTAGGTAGTTATAGACAACATATCTATCTACAGTAGTTGAGTTGGCGGAGCAGTAGAACCACCAGACCTCATTAAATCCTTCATTGGTTCCAGAGAACACTTGTTGATTCTGTTGAAGGTTAATATCGGAATAAATGTATTGTCTTAAATCGCAACGTAGTGTATTGACACGTCCGTCGTATTTGTAGAACTTATCTACGCCCATCCAATAAGTTACACCAGAGGCCAGAGAAACAGCGTTCTCCGACAAGATGGAGATGTTATCCCCCAAGATCTGACTGCCCCAAACAACTGGTGGGCCAAGATACTGTAGGGCATAAAGAGACGAATCCGTCCAGACCAAGATCTCCTGACGGGATTGGAGCGCCGTAATAATCTGAGAGCCATGAGATAGTCTTAAACTTCCTGCTTGATTAGTAGCGGATGGCGTCCAGCTTGTAGTAGATTCTTGGTCCGACCACCTAATTAACATGGGGTCTTGAGCAAAACTTCCGTAATCATTCACACCAAATGCCATTACAAATCGACTGGCGTCCGATACCATTAAATAGTTCTGAACCGATGGAGTATCCCCAGTGGTCAATGTAGAAGCACGAGTCCCAACTCCAAGCGAGTTTTGCCAGTAGAAGATCGGACCACCGCGATACCCAAAGATCAGGTTCTCTCCAAAGTTAGACTGGCTCCACAACCTCATAGAAGAAGATGCTACTTGACCGTTCCCCCAAGTACCATATCCCCAAAGACCAGCACCCCAACCAGTGAGGGGTACTTGGAACTCCGGCCCTACGTTGTATTGATACGCCGCTGAGACTGTTCCGCCGTTACCCGTGTCAGACGTATTAGCGGTAGCTGTAGCTACGAACGTGTAAGTGTTTACATTTATAACCGTGATCTGATATTCACGATTCAAAACCGCAGCGGTGATATTCCCACCAAGACCCGTAGCCCCAGAGAACGTTACAAAGTCTCCCGTTACACAACCATGAGCCGTGGCAGAAACAGTGATAACGTTGGAAAGATTGGTAGCTGTAAAAGGATTTGTAAGGGAAACCGTAACCCGAATAGGTGTGATGTCGTAGTAAGCACCACCCTTCATGATGTAGTACTTAAGATTAGTACCTACGGAAATGAGCTTAGTACCGTCTAGGGTAGCCCAAGCCCATAAAGCCCTACATCTACCTAGGAACGTGCTTATCGTTGTAGGAATCCACCCCCCTATTTTCTCGGGAGTTCCGGCTCTGAATCTAACTTTGTCGCATTCATACCACCCGCCTACCGTCTGAGTAGGCGAGTTTACAGGGCCAATTGTCTCGGAAGCATATCT